GAGTGCCTCAGAAATTGCGCGGTCTCTGGCCTGCGGCCCCTTTCCCGAGATTGTTCGGCCAACAGATGGAGCAGGTTTCCCATGGAGGCTGTCTCCCCATGCCTCTAAGTAGAAATTTGCGTTCCTCCCCTGGTTATACTGTCGGACACAAATACGATAACCCTTGAGAAACTTTCCTTGTCCGCGGTTATCCCATGTCTGCCTGTCAAATTTCACCGTTCCTTCCCCCTTCCTCACCCCTCATTCTGATCTGAAAGAAGCTCGTCTACGGTTACGCCGTAGAGTTTTGCAATTTCCGGAAGCCTTTTTGCGTTTGGAGTTGTTTCCCCCGTTTCCCATTGGTATACGGCTGCATCCGAAACAGACAAAATTTTCATCACTTGTGCCACAGATAAACCCGCTTGAATTCTGGCGCTTCTAAAACCCACTAATTTCACCCCCCAATACTAAGTTTTACTTGACAATTTAGCAGACTTAACTTAATATAGAAGTACCAGCTAATATAATAAATTAGAAGGTCCGCTAAATTGTGGGCTTGGTTTTTTATTGCCCTTTGAAGCTAAACTTAGTATATACTCGTTTTAATACAAAGTCAAGTTTATACTTAGCTTTTTCTCGTTTTTTATGTTTTGCACAAAATTAGAGGTGCTTTATGGACGTTTCTAAAATTCTAAAGAAAATAGAAATGCGAAGAATAGAACTCGGGATCTCTAAAAAAGAGTTTTATGAAAAGTCCGGAATATCTTCTGCGACATATTCGCAGTGGAATACGGGTACCTTTCAGCCAAGCAAGCGAAAACTCATGGCGGCTGCTTCTGCCCTAAAAATGAGTTTTGAAGAATTAGTTGGGCAGTCAGAAAGTGCGCAAAAAGAAAGGCCCGCCTCCACATCTGGAGACGAGCTCGAAGAAGCCATTATTATTGGGCGAGATGGAAAGAAAGTTAAACGGACTTATACAAAAGATCAAATGGACGCACTCAGAAAAATCATTGATGTTATGCCATTTGTCAACGACGAAGAGATATTTGATGGTTCGCTAGATGATTTTTAATAAATGGCTCAAACTGCTTGTAGACTTTCCATTCGGTTGACGATCTAAAAAAGTAAGAATATCCACGTTCGGCCATGTATGTATCATCTAGGGCGCAAAGCCGTTGCAGCTTATCCCAACTAATATTTGCTGCCTGATAACTGATTGCACATAAATTCTCGATAGAATAGGCACTATCTACCTTCATCCCGCGCAAGACGCAAGTAGGCGCCAATAACATAGAACTGAAAAGATTTGCCTCCTTTTCTTCGGGATCGTTTTTGTTTCCCGGTTCGCGCCTGACTGCGCCTTCTATGCACGCATGGCCCAGAGCAAAGTGCCCGATTTCATGTGCAATCGTGAAATTCCGTCGTGTTAACGGTTGTTGTTGGTTATAAAAGGCAATTGATACGCCATCTGTTTGGAACAAAAAGCCATCGGCTCCAATGGTATGATGAACTAACCCAAGTTTTTGGATAATAGAATACCCCTGACTGTATGAAAAAAGGCCAATTCCAAGTCCTTTGCAAACCTTTCTCAAATCAACTGGCAATTCACAAATTCCACATTTGAGTAAGACATCCCATGCAGTCATTTTGTATTCTCCCAATATCGAACATTTGTTTTAGTGACTGTTAGTATAGCATCTCTTATTCTTATAATCAATTAGAGAAAAACGCCAATATATTTTTCCATATTTTGGTGTTGACCTACATCTTGTGGTCTAATACTGAAAGAGGGATATTTAAATGACAAGAGAAGAATATTTTGCATCACCGTCCCACCGTATGAAGATAAGAAAATGCGCAGAAATGGAGCGAGCTGATTTTCTAGTCAGAATCGATGAGTCCCTTGTCCCTCCATATTCTAAAGGCGATCTTTTGATGGTTCAGAAACAGCCAGATGTGTTTGAAGGGGAAATTGGGCTTTTTCTAATTGATGGGAAACCGCATGTGAAAAAGCGCGGAAAAGACTGCCTGATTTCGCTAAACCCGTCTATTGAACCAGTTCCAATGAGTGATAACGTTCAGGGTCTAGGAAAAGTGTTGGGTGTCGTTGACCCTGAATGGATTGGAAAATAGTTGAATACGGAGGGGATAAAATGGAAAATGAGATTTTACAACCTGGGAAAAAGTTTTGTAAGCATTGCGGCCAACAGATAGATAAAGATTGCATCGTATGCCCGATTTGCGGGAAGCAAGTTGAAGATTTAAAGGCAAATCAGCAGCCCGTTGTGATAAATAATACAAATACCAACACAAATACTGTTGATGTCAAAATGGAGAACCGAGGGAAAGAAAAAAACAAATGGGTAGCTTTCGTCCTCTGCCTTTTCCTTGGAGTTTTTGGCGCTCATAAATTCTATGAAGGGAAAATATTAATGGGCGTCATTTATATCTTTACTGGTGGCTTATTATTGATCGGGTGCATTATTGATTTGATTGCAATTTTAATGAAGCCAAATCCGTACTATGTATAAAACTGGAGAATTGAAGATGAAGAAAACGATATTTTTTGCTTTGTCAATAATCATTTGTTTATCTCTTGCTGGGTGCGGAGGCTCTTCTAATGATGCGCAGCAGAACACAGAAGGAGACTCTGAAAACAAAGAAACTCAATCTATTGAGGTAGACGAAGGATTATTGAATGTAGAAATCACTGTACCTGCTGATTTCCTGGAAGAAGGAACAACCCAAGAAACCCTTGATGAAACCGCGAAAGAAGAGGGAATTAAGTCTATTACGTTAAATGATGACGGCAGTGCGACTTACATCATGTCAAAATCCAAGCACGACGAAATGATGGCCGGCATCCGCGAAAGTATTGACGAATCCATGGCGGAAATGATTGATCCGGAGACATATCCCACATTTGTAGAAGTGACATCCAACGATGATTACACGCACTTTACTGTAAAGTTATCTACTAACGAAGTTGGGATTTCCGAGTCTGTTTCTGTACTTGGCTTCTATGTCTTGGGAGGCCTGTATAATGCGTTTAACGGGACCCCGGTTGACGATGTGACAGTTTCTTTTGTAAATGCCGATACTGGTGACATTATCCAAGAAGCGCATTCTAGCGAAATGGCAGAATAAAAAAATTCAGATATCCCTTTTGATAAGGAGACCGCAAAATGTTAGACGAAAAAGACTTACAGGCTATTGCACAGTTGATGACCGGGCTAGAATCCCGTATGGACCAGAAGATGGCCCGGCAGAAAAAAGAAATCATCAGTGAAACTATGGTGCTTATGGAGTCCTATTTTGACCCAAAATTCCAAGCCCTCAGTGAGCAGATCAATCCTGTTCCTAAAGAAGCCATAGACATCTTGGAGTACCGGGTGGACGATCTGGAAAAAGCGGTGGAGTTACATACGCAGCAGATCAATGAGTTGAAGAAAGCCCAATAAAAAACCGCCGTCAGGTCTCCCCTGGCGGCGTACTCTTAGGAGGTGATCTGCTTGAAGCTGCCAAGCGCCAAAAAGCTCCCATCTGGTAACTGGAATGTTAGCGTTATGATAGCCGGGGAGAGAATATCCATTACCGCCCCAACAAAAAAAGAGGCAGAAAATCAGGCAGCAGCGATAAAGTCCGGAGCTAAAGCGGCCAGGAAAAAGACAGGACTAACTGTTGGTGAGGCTATAGACCAATATGTAGAAAGTAAGGACGCCGTTTTGTCTCCAGCCACAATTGCCGGATATAAGAGGATACGTGCGAACGCTTTACAGGACATCATGGATATTGATTTGGACCGCCTCACGCCGCAAATCGTCCAGCGGTCTATCAATATGATGGCTCGGAATAAATCTCCCAAGACTGTCCGAAACGCTCATGGACTACTAAGTGCTACATTAGCAGTTTACAGGCCAGACATAGCTCTTAGAACCACTCTCCCGCAAAAGGTACGCTATGAAATTTCTATCCCGTCAGATGATGATATAGGGGCCATCATGAAGGCGTGTAAGGGTACCGAAAACGAGCTCCCGATCATGCTTGCTCTCTGGCTTGGTTTGCGTATGTCCGAAATCTTGGGCCTCAAGTGGGAAGATGTTGACGGTGATGTCCTCCACATCCGGCGTGCAAAAGTGGACGAGGGCGTTAAGACGACCAAAACATATATCTCCAAACGGGACCTTGATCTCCCACAGTATCTTCAAAATTTGATTGCAGCAGCACCGCATAATGGGGAGTATATTGTAAATCTTTCACGCCGCGCCCTGTATTGTCGATTCCAAACCATCTGCAAAAAGGCTAGCGTCCAGCACTACCGCTTCCACGATCTGCGCCATATTAACGCCTCCGTCATGCTGGCCCTTGGAATACCAAACAAGTACGCGGAGGAGCGCATGGGACACGCCACTGACAATATGTTAAAAACCGTCTACCAGCATACAATCAGCTCCGAACAAAGGGCAACCGCGCGCAAAGTAAATGGCTATTTCGAATCCAAATTGCAGATAAATTTACAGACAGATTAGAGAAATTCCTTTATTTCCAATAGTTTTATTCATTAACTATCGGGGTTCGAATCCCCGACGGGTCACCAAAGCAGAAAACCTCGCAACCGTCACGGTTGCGAGGTTTTTCTTTGTGCCGCAGTGCTTTTAGCCGTTTTCAGTTTTCTAAAAAATATCACTGTTCGTTATATGTCTTAACACAAAAGCATAGAAATTTACATACAATTACAGATAAAATTACACATGAAATCCGCCCCCATTTCTGAGGGCGGACTTTGACTTTATAGAGCTCTGATTTTCCGCATTACCCCATTATATACTCTCGGGTTAGCAACTTGTAGCGTGTCCATCAAGTCATCCATAATGCCCCATACCTGCTCCTCGTTTCTCCCTTCAACCTCGCGGAGAAATTCGCTGTCTCCGTATCTCCCGACCTCTACAGGTATTTCAGCCGGAGCCGCAGAATAGGCTTGCTCATAGGTGCGATTTTGCATTTCCGGTTCTTGCTTCTGCATCTGGTTCTTGATGGTGTACAAGGTTGCTAATTTAGCGTATGCGGGATAGCTGCTTTCTCCATATTCGAGACGCGCAATCTCAATGTCGATCTCTTTGGGGTCTAGCATAGGGGGCACCCCCTATCAATCCCGACCCAGTTCGGACATAAAGCGGCGAATGGCGTCGCGCTCCCTCTCAGTAGTAGCGTTATCCATCATCTCCTGAGCCTGCTCCATCATAGCCTCTTTGGAGTCGTGGCGGCTGTATCCACCCATGCGCCCATCCCGGCTATAACGTCCCATGGAATCCCGCTTCCGGCCGCGGTAGCTGGAGCCGCGGGCATAAGTGCCGCGCATATCGGCCTCCCAGTTCCCGGCCCGGCTGTACCCATCGCCCTCTTCCAGCATCACGATCTTGTCGATGTTCTTAACGGTATCGGTGAGCTTGTGAACCAGTTCCAAATCCCCGGCTCCCATCTCAGGCTTGCGGGCGATCTCCTCCAACTCTTCGCAGAGCTTTTCTTTCAGTTCATGCATATACATTCTTGACTCTCCTTTCAAGCCACACGCTCAACAATAAAATTACTGTTGGCAACGAGGATGGGCTGCGTACTGGTGTTCTTTGCGGCGACGGTGACACAGCAGCCACGGGGGACATCCACCACAGCGGAAACATAAATATTGAAGAAATCCTCTGCGGCAGCCGGGGTGACGGTAGCGGTGGAAGCGTTCAGCGCCTCACCATTGATGGAGATCGCTGCCGTGATGGCCTCCACGGTCCCACCGGTGGGGATAGCAATATTCGCTCCAAAGGAGACTTTGAATTTTGCCCGGCACTGGTTCGTGAGCCCGCGAAGAGTCACCAGCCCAGCGCCTTCTCGATGCACAATGCAGGGCTTGCCTGTGTTGGCCTCCTCGGTAAAAGGCACGTTCTGACCAGCGGCAACGGTTACGATTGCGCTGTTGCTGTATTCAGCCATAAACTTCATTCCTTTCAAAAAAGTCGGCGGAGGCTATTGCCCCCGCCGCATGGTTCAAAATCGGCACGGGGCCGAACATGTAAGCCTTTCTTACAAGTTGATGTATTGGGTTTTAGCAGCCGCAGCCGCAGGGATTGCACCCACATCCGGCATAAGGATTGGGCACCTGATAGGCCGGGACAGGCATGGGATTGATTCGGCGAATCAGTTCAGCGGTCTGGGCCTCCTGATTGGCGCTGAAGAAAGCGTTCTGCGCCGCCTGAGAAGCCTGGAACTTCAGGCTCTGGTTTTCAGCCGTCAGAGTAGCGATCTTGTCCTGGGTCAGGAAGTCCAGGATCGCGCGGCTGTTGGCATTGGCGTTGTCGATGATGTCGCGGGTGCTGGACTGGATGGTGTTGCGGGTATCGCAAGCCTGAGTAGCCATGTCATAGCGGACACCGTCAATGCTCCGCTGAGTATCGCAGCAGCACTGCGCCAGCTGGGCGCCGAGGGCGTTAAAGCCCGCCTGCGTCTGATAGCCCAGGTTGCACACAGCGGTATCCACGCCATGGAAGCCGTTGCTCACGGCATCCCGGATGGAGGTCTGGCCGTTCTGGAGGCCGTTCAGGGCGAAGCCCTCGTTGATGTCGGCCCTGGTGGCCCAGCCCTGACCAGAGGGAGAACCCAGGCCATTGCCGGAGTTACCACCCCAGCCGCCGCCATAGCCGCCCCAGCCGAACATACCGAAGATCAGGAACAGGATAATCCAGGAGGCCCAATCGCCGCCCCAACCGCCGAAACCGCCGTTTCCGCCCTGATAGGCAGGAGTCACGGGCATGGTCATCACAGCGCCGTCAGAAGAAAGACTCATTGTGTTATCTCCTTTGTAGATTTATTTTCAAAACCCGGCCGGGATTTTGAGACTAGATTAAAACCAAATTGAAACTAAGTCACAAAAGATTGCAACTATAGTTGGCATATTTCTCTTGCGATTTGAAGAAGGGAAAGCGTTTTCTTAACTTTTTTATTTAGATTCTGAACTCTAAACTTACTTTATAGCTTTAGAGAGTAGTTTAGACTTACTTCCCAAACATCCCCCGCATCCCCTCAAACATGCCCTGCATCTGCTGGGCCTGCTTTTGGACTTGGTTGAGCTGATCTTGAGAAATGCGGCCAGAGGATACCATTTCTTGTATCATGGCGTTAGGGTCCTTCCCCTTCATCTGGTTCATGAACTGCTGAAACTGCTGCATCATGTTGGGCTGTCTGTTGCCGCCCATCGCCTGGAAAAAGGGATTCATTCCGTATCCTCCTTATCTTTTGCCGCCAGCGCATCCAGGCGGGCCTCCAGGGCCTCCAGACGAGACAGGGGCGCATACTCTACCGCCGGAGCCTGTGGGGCCTGTACGAGCCTCTGATTGCGCTCTACGAGGTCATATATCTTCATGCTGGGCTTGCCGCTTGCGTCCGCCTGTTTGAGATAGACCACTGGAGAGTTGCTGTCCCATAACGTAACGGCGGAGTTTGGAGCGACTAGATAATTAGCCGCCTCCATCTCGCTCTGCACCCACACAATAGACGGAGATGCCGGGGCTTGCTGCGGCTGCTGCATGGGCTGATAGGACTGCCGCAGCTGCGTCAGCTGGTCCGCCATGGGCGGCTGATAATACGGCTGATAGCCGGGCATATATTGATACGGCATATTCAATCCTCCATCCAGTAATACAGCACGGTCTTTCCGCCGCTGTTCCAAGTGTCTACGATGCGCCCGTCAAAGACGCAGACGATGTGAGTGTCCAAGGCCAGCAGATAGACGCCATAGGGATGCTCATGAGCGAACTCCTGTACAGTCATATCCTCGTACTCCGGCAGATAGCGCCGCCAGCCTTTACGGCGGAGATATTTGCCCCAAACCGGATTGCCTGACGGCATATCTGCGGCAAGGTAACCCTCCCAGCACAAGCCCCAATAGGTGGTGTCCCAATCCTGATCCAGGGCAACGGAAATTGCTCTGACGGTGCAATCGCCCACGTTCTTTCCGTCTCTATTGGCGTTGTAATATTCAAACGTACTGTTTCCTGTCATCATAAAAAAGCTCGTTCTGCCGGATAAACCCTTCAAGGCCGGAGAAGTCTCCCTCCGCCGCATACTTCTCGCAGGTGTCTCTTGCTGCGGACTCCGTAAAGCCGCAGGCCACCAGACGGGCAATCAATTCAGAACCGTTCAAAATCAAAATCAACACGTCCTTATATAAAAAATCAGGAGGCCGCAAGGAGGGCGGCGACGTGTACCAGCCCTTGTCCCTTACGTCCTCCTGATGATATTTTCGCAAAAAAAGACCCCGCCTGGGTGGTGCCCAAGCGGGGTTTAGGTGAAGTTATGTGAAATGTAGTTTTTGAGCTGTGCTTTCAACTTTGTGAAGAATCCGTTTGACTCGGTGAGAGATGGTAGACCGCTCCCAGCCGAACTCCGCTGCAATATCGATTTGCGGGACTTGGTCGATCAGGTAGCGCCGGGCAATGTCCGTATCGTCGTTCCCAAGATTAGCTTCCCGGATGGCCGTCTCCATTTGGGAGCGCATAAGGCCATCCAGGCTATCCGGTAATCTGACACGGGCAGTTGCCACAGTTTCACGTCCTTTCTGTCATTTCATCCGCTCCGCAGTCTTTTCCTATTTCGCCCTCTTCACCATCACCGCTGCCTGGGCACGGGTGCAGAAGGCGTTGGGGCTGCTTCCGTCCGTAATCCCCAGAGCCTTTGCCTCCTCCAGTTCCAACGCCAGGGTGCTTCCGAGAGGGCACTTTCCCAGGGCCGCCTGCATCCGCTCCGCCAGCCGCAGAAGCTGCTCCTCTGTCAATTGCTCAATGTCCATAGGCTCCTCCAATCTCTCTTTGAACTCCGCCCACTTCCCGGCATCGACGAGATAGCTCGGGCAATGCTTCCCGGTCACATCAAAGTGACGATACACGTTCTCAATGGGGATGCCGTACTTTTCCATCAGTGCCCGGCCCAGGGCGGCAGCGTTGGCAAGGGTTGCTTCGCTGGCCTGATAAACACCGTTCCAGATGGTGTCGCACATCTCAATGCTGATGGAGTTGGTGTTGGTAATGACGCCGTACATGGTGCCGCCACCAGTTTTGCTAGCATTGGCGTACTTACTACCACCAACAGCATAAGCAATCCTGTTTTCTGGAACAGAAAGATAAACAAAAGCATCATCAACAAAATAATGAGCAGAAGCTTTTACAATGTTATTTTTGAAATAATTTGCATTGTTAGCAGCTTTGTCCCCGTCATTCCCCGTGTAGTGGTACACCAGATACCGGATTTGGCTGGCGTTCCGGGAACCGCCATAGTTCCCGGGGTTCGCCAGCTGTTCCTTCAGCGTGTAGCTCATTTACTGTCACTTCCCAGCTGCTTGATTACCTGGTTGGCTCCGGTAGCAGCCAGGCCGCTCACAATGCCCACAGCCGCCGCAGTGATGTAGTCCGTGGCCGGGAAGTCCGGCATAAGGAACATACCTACCACACCCAGCACAGCACCGCAGACACCGCAAATGATAGGGATGAACTTGCTGTCCAGAGAGGACGCTTTCACGCCCTGCCCAATCAGCAGGCAGATGACGGTGATAGCCGCCACTCCGGTGATGCCAAGAGAGGAAATGTCCATATCAGACCTCCCGATTACACTCGGATGGCCTTGACGGCATAACCGTCTGCATCATAGGTCACATCAAACTTTCCGCGCTTGGTATTCTGGCGAACCACTTGTCCGGCAAGCGCCTGATTTCGGCCCATGTCTACTTTGTCCGGAAGAGGCTCCTTTTCCTCGCCGGGAAGGAATCCCTCCGTCATCTCTGCCTCGGTCCATCCGCCATCGGGGTTCTTTTCGGGGTTCAGGGAGAATCCGGCGCCAGCCTCAACCAGCAGCTTGTTGGCATCCTCCGCAGTAATCTTGCCGCTCTTGAAGTCATTGATGATGTTATTGATGGTCTTGTTCATGATTGGTAGCTCCTTTCAAATATCCGGCTTGACCGCCGGTTTCTAATGATGTAAGATGTTATTGCCCGTTGTGCAGACGTGTGCTGTTTTGATAGCGCTCCCTCCGCGTTAAGTCGCAATGGACGGAGACAACGAATACTACGGGCTTGCGGCGCTCCTTCGGGGGCGTCGCTTTCTTATAATCCGATACGAGCCAGGACAAAGGCAATCACAGCCGCCAGCACCGCCCACACGGACTTGTCCACGATGGCCTCCCAGCGGCGCCCTGGTTTTGCCGCCTGTTCCTCCTGCTTTGCCAGAAGCTTTTCGATGTTTTTATCCATGTTGGAAAGCTGCTCGTCCAGCTTGGCGTCTCGGGCAATCTGTTCCCGCTGCCAGTCATAGAACGAATTATGGAACTTCTTGGAGTCCTGCTGCCAGTCCTCCAGAGCCTTGATACGCCCCTCCAGACGGGCTGCTGCTTCCAGGCCAAAGCAGTCATGCCGGGGGTCTCTAACGCACTTCTCGTCAGCCATTGGACACCTCCCCCAAATCCTCCCACTTCACGCCCACGCTTCCAGGTTCCCACACATTGAAGTCCTGCCCGGAGCGCCAGACGTGGCCCTCATAGGTGCAGCAATCCCCGGTCATATACGGCGAAGTGGAGACGGCGATAAACGGCAGGGCCTTGGCCGGGTCTGTGGACCATACAAAGCCCCACTGGGCCTCCAGCTCCTCCGGCTCCTGGGTGTTGTAGATGGTGCTGTCATAGGGTTGGAGGAGACGCACCACACGTCCCGCCGTGGACCGGCAGACAAAGCCCGCTTTGCGTTCCAGCATGTTCATGGCCTCACAGGCCGCCGTAAAGCTGGGGATGTAGTCCTCGGAGGCATACAGCTCCGTCCCCGTCATGTCCGGGGCTTGGGCCTGGAGGGTCTGTGCCCTCGCAAGCCCGGTATCCCGCATGGTGGTAAGTACAAACTGCTTGTCTGTCATACTTCGTTCACGCCCTCTCTGATTGCTTTCGCAAGTTCTGCATAGGTTACATACTCCGGGGCCGGTGCCGGCTCCGGCTGTCCATCGTCCTCTACGGTAATCTGCCCTTGATAGGCTTCAGCCTGGGCGATGGCGTAATTCGCCTCCGTGTAGGGCATCGTAACACCGGAGAGCACCGTCTCGATGTCAGGCTCCTCGGGGGTGCCGTGGTTGATCTCTGTCGCCAGCTGGTATTTGATGATCTTCATAGTGCCCTCCTTAATCCGTGGTTTTGGTGTACTTGATAATCACGATGGAATCTTCATGTGGAATATCGCTGTACACCACAGTTTTAATGACAGACGAGTCAACAGTAATTGATCCAGTACTTGCGTTCCCGACCAAGTTCTGTGGGCCGGCACAACCATTGACTTCAATGCAGGCTTTCATATTAGCTACTCCATGCTCCACGGATTTATCCCCAACCAACATGCCGCAGTTCACCGCTTTGACATACACCGGCTTGCCGTTGTATCGCTCCACGGTGCGGTACTCGACTCCGACAGACAGTAACGGGTTCAGGTATTCCCAAGGGCCCCAGTTGCCATCATTGCAGAACCGCATAGCAATTTCGGAAGTAAGGGCCGCAAATGCGATTTGCGTGTAATATTGCAGGCTTGTATACGGCATGACCAGAACTTTTCCGCTCTTAAAGCTGGGAATATTCTGCACTGCTGACGAGAACGCATAGAATCCGCCTGATATGGCGTTGTTCAGATCGTTCCCAGGGATGGTAGCAGCGTTGCTCCCTAGTCCGTATTTTGTGGGGTTTATATTTTCTAACCCACGCACGCACTCCAACAGTGTCAGCGGGAAAATGTTCTTCCCATTCTGCTGCAGCTGCGCCGTGCTGCCCGCATTCGCAAACGTCGGTGCCGTCTTGGTGTACGTCCACTCTCGTGTCACGCTCACCACGCCGCTGCCGGGATTGGTGGAAGCCGTAATTTTGATGGTGCCCGTTCCCGTGGGCAGGTCCACCACCGAAATCTTGTTTTCGGCTCCGTTGGTGGCCGTGTATGTCCGAGTGTTGACGCCGTTGATGGTCTCTGTAACTGTTAAAACGCTGGTCCCACTGGAGGACACCGAATACTGCACATCATTTGTGAGAGTGCCCAAACTGCCGTCAGACCCAGAAATCACCAGGGCAGAAAGAGGGACTACGGAAACAGATGTGCTCGTTGTATAATCGCCATATTTCCCGTTTGCGAAAGACTTGACGCGGTACTGAACGCTTGTCCAGGTGCCCACCGCTTCCTCAAAGCTCGTGTTTGCTCCGGAATACACTTGCACCCAGCCGGCGTCCGTGTTCGCTTTGCGCTCCAGGATGTAGCTGCTTGCTCCATCTACGGCAGACCAGCTCACCGTGATCTGCCGTCCCTGCATGACCTGAATCGGCACATTCAAGGCGGTGGGGGACGCCGGAACGCCAACCGTTCCATCATCCGAAACTAGGATGGTAGGGTCCATAATCATGGCAGGTAGGGCGCCATAAGAGGGGTTTACCGAGGTGCTGCCCAAGCTGCCATCGGGCAAGATGTAAAACTTTCCGTCTGTGCTCGTAGAAACTGGAGAGCGAAGCCACCAAGCAGCCGCGGCTCCATTCAGTTTAGCAATCCGCTTGCTATTGGCTTCCGCGTCAAGTCCACTCTTGAAGTAATCCAGCTTCGCGCCGTCTGCGGGCATAATTCCGCTTGGGTCAGATAGGCCGACCTCATATCCCCCAAGAGGGAACAGTTTGCACTCCAAACCATTTTCTCCACTTTTGATGTTCCAGAAAGGTTCTCCATTTCCTGGATGGTATGGGATTTTCACTGTCTTGATGGCAGACTGGATGTGGCTTTCATACCTTCCCAGATACCCAGCCATCGTAGACATAATTGTGGAGCCTACAAGTGTATTTGCATTGGTGCTGTTCCACTGGACGTTCTCCACAATATCCTGCCGCAGCAACCACGCACCGTCACAGGCACTACCATACAGCCTTACATCCGGGTTCCCGATATGCACCACGATGTAGTTTGCCGGGCTCCCGTTCTCGTCGATCTTGACGATGCTCCCCACCGCCACGCTGCCAAGTGTCTGTGCCATCAGTTACCACCTCCGTTGTAGGTTACTTGGATTTGAGCTGCCGTAAAGGTGGTGCCAATCAGATATAGGGCGTCGTTAACGGTGCGGTTTGCCGTGTTCCCAAAAAATACTGCTTCCGTCTCCGGCTTAAACAGCGTAGCCGTGCTGAGGGGCGTTCCAACCTGTGACGGCTCGTCTGCCCTTACAAGGTCGTATGTATTCTCTTGACCGGAGACAGGAGTAAGTTTAACCCGCCCCGGATAAGTAGGGATCCTGTCTTGCATGTTGCCTCCTTACCATTCGCCGGCGTAAACGTCACCAGCAAACACCCACAGAAGATTGTTGCTGACCCATACCAGCAAATCATTGATATCGGTCAATATCCGCTCGATGTCATTCGCCTGCTCATAGGTGAGATGTTGCATGGTTTCAGGGGTTTCCGGTGGAGCATTCCACCCAGCAGGATAAACAGGAATATTGGACATCATGGAGCGGATTGCCGCCACGTTGGAAAGGTAGTTCTCCAAATCCTGGCTAGTCGGAATATCATTGATAGTCCAGCCAGTCTTAGGAGTAATCGCCATAGGAAAGCCAAACCCGCCGAACAAATCAGCGATATATTCAATCGCTTCTCCAACTCTGTTCAGGTCCGTTGCGTTGTAAGCTCCTTTCACTCCGGCAGACCATTCCACTTTTTCGCCCTCTGTCATTCCGTCCCAGCCTTTATCATGCAGAGTACGCCAGCGGGTCACGTCGGATTGTGTTCGGTCTGTTATCAACGTGTCGATCATACTCATACTAGCCTCCAAGGGATGCCACAGTCGCCACAACGGTATTTGACAGCTTGACTTCCATGCGTCGGAGATTCCCGGCATTAGTGGTCCCCCATGCGGTTGGAAGCGTCACGCAATCGCCTAATAGCTCTCCTGTCCAAACGATCTTCGCATTGGTGGTAATCCGTTTTGTATAGTAGTCATAGACCCTCTGTGCCGTTGCTTGCCCGATATCCGGCGAAACCAGCGTGGCGTCCCCAACCTCAATAACATTTTGCTTATCGGTGGCAATTACATCCGGGTTAGTAATGGTGTAAACTGTTTTTGAATCGTCGTATTTGACGCCGTTGATCTCCACGCCTCCGTTCTCGGCCTGAGTATATACATGGGCGGTCACTCTAACCTCTGTCACAAGCGCGCTGGTGTCCACGGTGACTCCAGTAAACGTGTAATCCTCTGTGATGGCGTCAGGAGTCCCCGGCAAATTAAATACTCGGATGCCGTCCCGCCCATCAGTTGACACGCACACGCCCCACGCAAATAACACCTGCTGTATAGCCGTCCGGATAGTTCCGGATGTAATAACTCCTGTCAAAGCCGTGTCCTCAACATCTGCATCATACTGGATGGAAAACTGTCCATTCACGATCTCTTCCAATAGAGATTTCGCTGATTTTTCGTTGTACACGCCTCCAGGGAAGGGGCTGTCATCCAGCACTCCAAAAGCGTCCTGACAGTCGATTGTGTACAGGTTTTGCGCCTGTCTGGTGTGGCTGTCAATGTAGTACACGCCGATCAGTTTATCGTCGTTCCTGACCTCTACAGGCTGCTTCAGCTGGAACATAAAGTCCACGTCTTCCCGGCTGTCTAACGTCCAGTTCATTGTAGAGATTGGCATTTCCGTGGAAATCAGGCTCATTTCGTTGGTGATGGAAGCGGACCGCAGTTCAGACATCCCAAAATAGCGGTAGACGCCGAAAATAATATGTTCCAGTTTCGCCCGCCGGTTGGGAAGATTCGTGCTGCCCAGGGTAATGACCACTTTGTCATAGCTCTGCACTTTCCGATTGCAGAAATACGTTGCTGCATTGGGTGTGAAGTCCACGTCCGCCTTTAGAGATTCCCCCTGATACCACTTGATGTTGACCGACGGGCAATAGTCGCCAGAGGCCGTGTCAAACACCAATGTAATGCCGACGGAGGAATACTGCTGGTCCATTTCAAACGTGATGACTGGCTTATTTGTAAAGGCGCAGTCATCACCACTCATTTCCGCAGACCAGAATGCAACCTCCTGTGTATCTACGGTGACATATTCCCCAGTCAAGCCCCAGTGGTTCGGCTCACAGGTAATGGTCGGTTCCGACACGATACCAAATGAAAGTTTCGATGGCGTAGAAAACGACATGGCCTCCGTAGTGGAGACAGAAGCGTCCTCGTCCGCTCCCGGCGCTATGTCCTTGTAAAGTACAGTAGTAACACTCACGGAGTCACCTGCGCTTCCATGGGGACAAAACTGACTTCGATTTCGCCCCAATAGTTGATACCGTTTTCCACCTTCTCCATATCCTGCGAGGCACTGGTGTAATAGGCTTCATACGAGATCGTGGTTTGCCCATCAGCAGCTTCCAACTGTACAGAATCATCAACAGAATGTTCCACCAAGTAGTCCCAGAACTCGTCAAGGCCCTGGTAGTTGTCGCCCCGGCGAAACACTGTCAGCTGATGGCCGATATACGTTCCGATGATGTCCCGCACCATCCGGCCAGTCATTACACGACCTGCGTTCTCGCCGTCCAAAACGTTGAAATTTCGGTTGTATGCGGAAATGGCAACATCCGCGTCAAACTCTTTTCCATTCAGTTTGATGTAGCTCATGTCACACCCCCGCCAGATTTACCCCTATGCGCCGTGTCTCGGCTTTATTGAGTTCATAGACCACTTTGCCAAGCTGCTCACGGTCAAGCTGGAGGATCACTGTTTGCTGGCCGCCATACCCTCGTCGATTCATCACGTTTTCTAAAGCTTTTTCAATCGTGGACAGCGGTGCCTCAATGTTCGTCCCTTGCTTCTGATCGCCCAGCACCGCCAAGAACTCCCGGTTAGGCGGAATAACTGCTCCTTGCGCAAGATACGGTATATTCGGGATTGTAAAGGGGCGGATTTCCTGACCGCCAAACGTTCCCAGGAAAGGAATCGTGACTTTCGGAATCCTAATAACCAGATGCTCGTTAATCCAGTCAATAAACTTGTTCACAAGGGAAATTCCAAGATTAAGTGCATCTTTGATTGTCTGTACAAATCCGTCCCAAACCTTTGAAAAGGCGCTTGAAATTCCGTTCCACGCGTATTCCCAATCTCTTGTGAATACACCTGCTAAAAATTCAATTACACCGCCCAAAAGAGTAAGTAATCCGCTAACAATATCAGAAACAATTCCTAAAAAAGAAAAGAATGCGTCTGATCCTTTGTTTAAATACTTTACAATTACTTCTCCAAAAAGGTTTGTAATCCAATCTATAGCAGGCAAAATAAGTTCATTATAAATTTTCAATCCCGCATTTATAACTTGCCCCACAAAGTTTAGGAAGTTGTCGAGTAACGGCTTCAAATGCAAAGTCCAAAGTTCAGTAAAGGTATTGCCGAGAGTAGTCAGCACTGGTTTCAGAATGGTGTCCCAGATGTTTTTGAAAGTAGCCGTTGTGTTACTAATTGCGAGTTTGATCTGGTCGAAAATAGGTGCGCCCCACGTATTCCAGAATTTGATAATGCTGTTCCAAACGTCATTCCAAATATCTTGGATGATCTGCATGGCCGGGGCAATCGCATCTTGCCAAATCATGTCAAACACGGCCTTGACATTTTCAAAAAGCACATCTCCCACACTCAAAACCTGCGTCGCAATGTTAGTAAGCAAAGGGAGAATATCAACAGCCCACTTTGTCAGCGTGGGGAAAATTACGATGTTCCAAATGTCGGAAAGCACCATTGCTGCAGAGTCCAGAAGCCCTCCGACAACATTCCCAGCCGTAAGAATAAACTGGTTCAAGAAGTCCATAAACTCATTGTTGAACCAATCATATAGAGGCGGTCCAAGAGACTTGATGTCATTCCACATATCGCGGAAAACGTCAGTCAGCTTTCCTACTCCCTCAGAAATATAGGCGAACGTTTTTTTGAAAGAGTCTTCCAGAGGGCTAAATGCATCTTTAAGGCGGTCAATCAGCTTTAAGATTTTGCTCTCCGCGGCACTCTCCACGATGTCATTAGAGGTAATAGTCTCAATTTTGGAAAGGCCGCCGCCAGCTGTTCCTCCCGCTCCGCCACCTGAGCCGCTTGCAGAATTTCCAGTCAGCTTGTTGATTTCATCAAACGAAGCGATACTCTTTTTCTGCTCCTTGTTAGTCTCTTTTGTGGCATCGGTCAAAGCGTTCTGATTGTCAACAGCCTCATCAATACCGGAGGAAACAGCGCCCACATTATCTTGCGTCTGCGTGATTTCCGTATTGGCACCGCCAAAGATAGCCGTGATGGCTGCATTAAAAGCGTTCGCCATGTCGATTAGCGCGGACACAATCCGGTTCAGAGTCTGCACCACTGGCAAAAGCACTTGAATCAGAGCCTGCCCGACAATGGACATGAACTGCTCCCACTGCATGGAAAGGATTCTGGTCTGATTCGCCCAGCTGTCTTGCGTCCGAATAAAGTCACCGGAGGCCAAAGACAGCTGATCCAAAACGAAGTTATAGCGCAGAGTCACCAGCTCCGCCTGAGACATAGCAGAAATACTTTTGGTGATGCCCTGAGACAGCGCAAACGCTTCTAGGTTGGCTTGGGTCATAACGATGCCCAGGTCTTTTAATGTCTCCGTTTCACCCGTAAAGACGGATTTCAGCTTAATGTCCGCCAGCTCCTGAGAGATGTTATAGAAAGATTCCACATCACCTGTAAGGCCGGTGAGTGTCAAGGACATCTCTGCCGCCTCTGCTTGCGACAAGCCCATATTCCTTGCCATTGCCATATATGTAGAGGCGGTACGCTTGGCCGCAAGCTCGCTCATGCCGAAGTTGGTGATGGCGTTTTGGGCAAACTCGTCAACGGCGCTGGACATATCGCCAAAGGCCACGTCGACAACATTCTGGACTTCCGCAACATCGCTTCCAAGCTGGATAGCCTGTTTGGAAAAGTCGATAATTTTATCAACAGCAAAGGCCGTTGCAGCCAACTTTGCCAGCTTTGTCAACGCACTTGTCGCCTGTTGTGTGTTTGCCCGAACATCAATGATAATAGAGCCATCTGCTGCCGCCATGTTCTCACCTCCCTAGCAGTTTTTTCAGAAGTTCGTCCTCTTCTTCCGTGTAATGCCGCTTTAGATCAACTTTTGAGCGGTTCTGGTTGTAAAATTCCTTTTCCCACTTTTCGAGCTTTTTGTGTTTCCGGAGCTTGTCACGGATGGAAACAACGGTGGAAAGCTGCCCTTCCCCAATGCCCATAAAGTAAGAAACAAAGGTCCACCAATGACAGAAAGAGTCCGATCTAACATCATGCCCAGCCACCTTGATGATGTCGGCGGAGATCATTTGGTAGTCCTGCTCCCAGTCGATCAGTTTTGGCCGTTTTTTATCCTCCTGTTCTTCTCCGCAGGCGATAAACCAAAGCAGCTTTTCAATCGCTTCTTGATAATCACTTTCCGGCATTTCTTCAAATTGGTGATAAAACAGGGCCAAGCACACATAGACCTTAACAAACTCGTTTTCGCCGCCGTTAAGTCTGGAAATGATGTTCAGGATATCCCGGTAATCGGCGTTGATTGCATATTCTTTTCCACCAACTTCAAGATTGACCGGGAGTGTCCATCTCATTTATTTCTTGCCTCCTGCACGGCTTTCTGAGCCTCCATCTTTGCATAGGTCTTCACGCCATCTTCAACGATGGGGAACATAGCATCCAAGAAATTTGTAATGACCAACTCCCCGTTACTGGCAACAGCCATTACATTCGCACCGCTCAGGATGCTGTCAAAGTCATTTTCCCCACCGAACACATGGGAGAGAGACTTTTTTACGCGGGCGTCATACTCGGCCAGCAGGTCAATGGCATCCTCTCCGGTCTCCGCGGATTTTGAACGTTCGTTATAATCCTTTTGGATTTGCTCGATTTCCACACGCAGGTCCTTGAACCGCTTGTACAGATTTGGGTCAGATGGGTTAAACCGCAAAACGCCGCTTTCATTGATCTGATAGGTTTTAATGCCCGTATCAAATGTGATCTTCTGCATAATTCCTCCAAAAAGGGGGCACAGCACTATTCCTTTGTACTGTGCCCTTTCTTGTCTTTAGGCCGCTCCGTCTGCTCTAAAGGTTACAGTTCCTGCGCTATTGGTGACGGTCCCAAGCGTTCTGGTGCCGCCGTATGTAATGTCGCAAGAAATTTCCAGGTTTCCGCCGCCAGCGCCACCAATTCGCGTTACAGACACGGATGCGCCACTGTACCGCTCCGCAAAATTGGACTCGCCAGATGTTGCGTAGTAGTGGCCGATCAGCATATCTTGATTTGCCAGAGCCTGTGCGTCCTGGTCCTTGATTGCCAAATTCCACAGTTTCACCGCCGCTACGTCCCCGGCATCCAGAGGGATAGGGTCGAAGCTCTGTGTGATGACGGGCTTTGTGAGTGTGGTCCAGGTGTTCCCAAAAATGTCCTTGATAGACTCCTCGGACCAGTCCATTTCCTCATCGGACTCCTCAACGCGCTTTCCAATGGCGGACCATACAGGTTCCTCCGGTGTTCCAGTATTCAGATATGCAATCAGCAGTTCACGGGCAATCGTGCGCCCTTCTGTGGTGTTAAACTCCAAATCTGCCAAAGTGTTCACTCCTTTCAGACATTGACCTCATAGGCCAGTCTCATTAAAATTTGATAGTCCTCATAGCCGTCTCCATAAGCCGCGAACTTAGAGGATTGTGTGGTCGGCTCAACCCTCAGAGCGTTAATGCCATTTCCTAAATTGGGGTGTTGAGTTCTTGCCCAGTCTCCGAAATGGTTCAGCATTTCGTCTGCTTGGAGCCGTTTGTCGTTACTAGTCCCCGGTTTAATTCGGTAGATAATTTTGAATTGATACTCTGCTTGATACCCGCCGATAATGTATTGCTGGGTGATGTACGTCCCTTGGATAGTAGACAGGGCCATGGCCGCATCATCTCCAGCGGCATCGTCGATATCCAGGAATTCATACTTGATAACTGTCACAGGCTTGTCCGGAAAAGTATTGGCCCACACCAGCATAGAGCGAGAAATGCGGTCAACTTCCTCCGAAGATGCCAAAATCCTCTGCTTTTTATCCTCGAAGATAGCGCTTCACCGCCTTTCCAAAAACTCGCTCCCACTTGTCCTTGTTTTCCGCCTTGCTTGCCTCAAACCAGTGCGATTGCGCCTGTGAGTGCATTGCCTTGTTGAAAACCAAGTCTTTGTCGGTGAGAACTTTTGTCGCTCCGTAAGATGCATAACTGCTTCCTGTTGCCGGGTCTATCATCAATTTGCCGTAGTATAAATAGCGAGATTGTGGGCCAGGATAGATAATCCTGGATTCCTCTACTTTTGTTCTTCGGTCGAGATTGCCCGTTAATGCCGGAACGTATGGAGATGTATCCTTTTGCGCTTGGACAGCCATCGCATAAACAGCCTTTTCGCTTGCTGCTTCCAAATTTCCCGTCACAGTTGGAACGATATTGGAGCTGACATCAAAGCTAAACATCAGTTCCCACCAACTTCCCAATGAGACATCTCGCCGCCGAAGTCCTTTAAATCCACAGTGTTGACATTGTAGACATCATCGTATGCGGCATCGATCTTCTGAGCAGACCAATTAGGATGGACGGCCTCTCCTTTTACAAAGAAGGTGTTTTCTCCAGTGGAAAGCGTCCAAAGCCCGCTCTTGTCCTCTGCCCGCCAAAATTCAATAGGCCCTACATACTGCTTTGGCTCACCAGTCACCCCGTCTACAGCTTCAACGCTGGTCGGAATATAGAGGTTGACTGCATCCGCTCCAACCAAACCGCTTTCGTTAACGTTTTTGGCCTTGACAGCATCCAGCAGAACTCCTCGCAGAATGGTAATATGATTTGTAGTTGTTTCCTCAAAAGTGCTAGGGTCCTCTTCTGTCACCATGTTATAGAGCGTCACAACATGGGGGAACACAGCCACACCCCCTTCCGCGATACAGGAGGCCCGTACTGGACAAATACTGCGCCGCAACAGATGCAAGAGAGGCTTGTGCTGCCTGTGCCGCTGTCGTGGCCTGCTGTGCGCTCTCGCCTCCGCTCCGGTATGTCTTGGACCAGCTTCCAACGCTCTGGCTTTGCAGCTCTCCGGCTTCTCCGGCGTTTGCGGAATTTTGGAGGGCGTTCAGGGCCGCTTTGCTGGCTAGGTCGATGCTCTGGCACTGTTCCGCAATGGCGCAGCATGCCATTTTCAAGGCCTCCATGTCCGGATTTTTAGCCGCCCGGCCCTGCGTGTAATAGTCCAAAAAGCTGCTTGCACGCAGGGCGAGGCGTGGGAAGTCTTTCTCCTGAATGGCGGTGCCCAGGTATGTATTTTTGTAATACTGATAATCTGCGTAAGCCATCAGGGTGCCTCCTTACTTCTTTAAGCGGGCTTTTGTCTTGGCCTGCGGCTCAAACGTCGCTCCAGTAAAGCTAAATTTCACCACACTGGAATCATCAACAAGCACCTCGAAGGTGTCATCCTTGCTCACCCTGAAAACAATATCTGCGTCAAACGGGATGTCTTGCTTTGTGGGCGAGCCGTTTTTCTTAAAGGTCATTTTTGACCCGGTTTTGGTCAGATGGAACGGGAAATAATACCCGCTCTGCTCGTCCGGGGTGCTGCTGAACTCTGTATAATCAGAAACATAATGAAATGTGCCCGTTACAGCGCCGTTCGCATAAACCTTCAGGTCATCACCCACAAGCTCGGAAACCTGTTTCCCCAATAGGGTCTGACCGCTGGGGAATAGCGTTAGGGTGTCAGACCCAATTAACCCCCCGCCGGTGCGTAGACAGCAAAAGGGAAAGCCTTCGTGTTCCCGACGTTGTAAGCGTTGATGGGGTTGGGGATTTCCCAACCCAGCCGCATGACGGCACGGAGGGCCACCATGTCGTTCTGCATCAGGTTATACAGGATGTTCCCAGTAGTGGGGTCCTGCACAACGCCACTGTCGAAAATCTTAAAGGTCATGTCCTGCCGAATGGCATAAACCAGCTGGCTCCAGTCGCCCACGATGGCAAGGGACTCTTCCGGATCGTAAGCACCGTTCACGGGGAAGTACATGCTCATGCCGTCCAGCGCATAGCGGGTATCGCCCTGCATATCGGTCTTGAAAATGGGCTGACCGTTCTTGTCCACAAGGCCGCGCAGCTTGGCGCGCATCTGAATAGCCGCCATTACGCCGTTGGGGATATAGCCGCTCTCTTCTACCTTGGCGATCACGCCGCCCTCACCCATGATGTCCTTGAAGATGTCGGCGGTTGCGGTTACGACTGCGCTTGCAGTAGTAGCAGAAGGGACAAGGCCCTCACGCCAGGAGGTGGGCTTGTCCGTGCCATACAGGATAGCGGCGTCAATGACCTTGCCGAATGCCTCCTGAAGGCGGGGACGCACTTCGCCCCAGATGTCATAATCGCTGTCATCCAGTACAGCCTCCGGGATGGGAACGATGACGGCGATCTCTTCGGCGTAGATTTTCTTCTTGTCCCATGCCATATTTGTTGTCTTTTTCAGAGACCCCTTGGAGTCGGACGCGCCAGTAGCGGCCTCTCCATTCACAAAATAGGCAGTGGGCAGGGCGTCCAGCACATTGAGCGTCTGCGTCTTGCTGGTCATGTTGGGCAGTCGACGGGCCATCCGCAACACGGCGGACTCCGTTACGGCCCCCTGAATGATCTCACGGGTCACGGGCTCAGGAATAAGCCCGGAAAGTTTGCTTCTGTCAATAATATCGGCCATTGATAGGCTCCTTTCTTACTTGAGTGCGCCCCGGATCAGGGCGTTCATTACGTCGTTTTCTCCACCCTTCTTCTGCCCACCGCCAACAGGGGCAGTCCAGTCAAAGGTGGTTTTCTTGCGGTCAGCGGTCAGCGCGTCCACAGCCTGCTCAAAGGTGGTCTTATCGTTCACCATCTTCCCTGCCTTGAAAGCGATAAACTCCGCCTCCTCGCCGGTCAGACCCTTTTGGGCCAGATACAGGTCCCGTTTCAGCTGATCCCGCTCCGCCTCTGCGGCGGTAAGCTTTCCGGCCAGCGTATCCCGCTCGCCGGTCAGCTTGTCCCAGCGTTCTTTCTCTCCGGCCTGCCCATCCTTCCAGGTGCGGTAGGCAGTCATCTCTTCCTCGCTGGGCATGCCCTTCATGGCTTTTGCAAGCCGTTTGCCGATCATGGCATCCACTTCCGCCTGAGTGAAGGTTTTCTCAGGGGTGGGCGCCGGCGCAGGGGCCGGGGTAGAATTAGGGTTAGGGTTATTGATAGGTTCGCTCATAAAATACCTCCGTTTATTCATCACCCCGTCGGGTGCCGTTTAAGGCCCGTCGGCCATGAATTACAAAAGAAAAAGGGGCCAACCGCCTACGATTTGTAAGCAGTTGACCCCAACGGTCCTTCCCCGGCCCCTATCGGCCGGGGGAGCGATATTCAATTAAGCGGTAAGTCGCTTCATGTTGTTTTGTGTTATAAAGCTCTTCACCTTGTCGTAGTCCCACCCGCAGTCTACGAGGCCGCTTACAAGGCATTCCATAGACTGCACAGCCCTTAGCTCCTCACTCGTGAAGCAATCCCGCAAGTTATCGGTTTTCCCAATCCCGAAATCGGAACGAAGCTGCGATGCGTTTTTCCCAAATAGCACTTTATAAATGCAGTTGGTGTAATTTGAGTATGCGTGTCCGTGCATCCGTTCATTTTCTGTGGACTGTTGCAGCGCCTTTGTCAACGCCTGTCTAACAGCGATCCCCTTTTCACGCTCAATGCGCTTCCCTTGCAGGGCGGCCTCCATAGCGTTGAATTGCTTGATATATGCCTCTTTGAACTTCATCGCAAGGCCGCCTGTATATCCCATAACAAGAAGGGTAAATCCATCCCGTGTCATGGCATACGCCTTCTGCGTTCGGTTCATAGAATCGGTGTAGGAGATCAGCTCAAAATTGAGCCGGTTAAATTCTTCGGAACACCCCAAATTTTCGACATCACGCAAAACGTTTTTGTGTTCCTTGCTGAACGTTTCGGCAATATCAAGGCTTGTGCAAACAGCACGTTCTTCTTTCCCGAATCTTGCAATTTCAACTAACACACAATCAATCCTTTCTGTTGATTTTTGTATATAAAATTGTTTTCTTGTCCTCCAAGACAATGTATCCATTACCCTTTTTGCGGATTACAGCGTCATTCCCACGGTCAAGAATGGCCATGATGATTGCCCATGCTTTTTCATCCATCATAAAGCGCCTGCCTCCTGCCATGCTTTCATCAGCTTCGGGCCTTGCATGGCAATCCAGTCAACCATTTCTTCGTTCTGTGCCCATTCGCTGTTTTCAGCCAAGCCACTTTCAAACAGGAATGCATGGACAATCTCATGACGTAGCACTTTTTTAGTTTGCAACAAAAGGTTTTTCTTAGAATCTGAATCAATTTTTGTCTGATAATTTTCCGCAACGATTTCTTTCGATGTTTCGTCGCAAAACCCATCCATGTTATTCAATCGAGGTTCATTACCTTCATTTGTTACAGACACTGTATACTCTGTGCCAAGAATATTTACTTTCAATACTCCACCTTCATCCTCTCCCGCTGCGGCGGCAGCCCCGCCGCCTCGCTGAACGACTTATATTCTGCGTTTAGCCGCCGAATGCGGGCTGTCACCGATTGAGCGTCCTCTTCCAGTCCTGCGGCCTTGTATGCCGCCTGTTCCCGCTTCAGCTTTCGGACGGTGCGTTCTATTTGGCGTTGTTTTTGAGTGGCCGTATATCCATCGTACTGCCTGCCTTCAAAAGATATCTCCCGATTTTTCCCTTTCATCGCGTTCAGATCAGAGTTTGAATAGGCCGGCTCCATGACACCCTCAACAAACGGATAAAAGTGGTGGCGGCAGTTCCATCCGCCTAGACCAGGTCCGGTACCATAACCCGTAGAAGCGATAAAATCAGGATATCTCCCGCTGGATTGCTTCGGTTTTTTGCTCCATCGGTAAATCTTCCCTTGCCAGCTTTCGTGATTTTCCGGCCCAGTTCCGGTGTTCCGCGCCCCGATATGCGCAGAGACCTCAACCAGATCAGTCTCTAAGTAATCCATGCCTTGTTCTGAATACTGCTGGCAAAGCTGATTGATACCAGTCATAATAGCGCGGCGGACTGCAACGTCGATCTGGTCCATGTGGCCGCTCTCATATTCCGCGGTCTTGATTCCGCTATCTGCAAGCTGCTTCACAGCGCCTCTAATTGCCTGATTGTAGCTGATTGCTCCACTCTGTATCTGCAAAACGGCATTATCAAGCGCCCATTGGTAAGCACTTGCAGGCCGGAGTATCGTTCGGCCATTGTCGAGCAGGAAAGCCATTGATTGAGTAATATTTCGGAACGTTTTGCGAGTCTGCTCATAAATGGCATAGGTATCTTCGATGCTCAACAGTATTTTGGGCGCTGTTACGTCTGATATATCAATCAGGTAGGTGTAATACTTCTGGTTCCGCTCTACAACATCGTCAAATAGCTTATTCAGCTCTTTCTCGCCGATATTGGTTGTCCTTTTGATTGCTTGCTCAATCTCCTGTTGGCTGATACCATGGGAGCGCAACGCCTGAATATCTAGAACAGTGACTTCGTTTAGCTCCCCTGATACTTTGAGCCTAGAACAAATTTCCTCTAGTAGTGTGTTTTCAAGATTGCGGTATAGCTCTGCAAGCTCTTCCGGGAGAGCGTCAAGCGCCTCCGGGCTGAACGGATATCTCATTCAACATCATCCTGTGATTCAGTTGCTAAATCCTCCATCTTCGGCAGCATCTTCTTTGCCGTGGCCTCGTCCTCGTTGTACCACTTCATGCGGTACTCCCAGTCGTTCATGATGCCTGCTGCCAAATCCTGTCGGTCGTTGTTCCGCTCGGTCGTCTTGTCCTCGATGATACTATCATCGAAATCAATGGTGACTTCTGCGTCTTCATTTATCCCGGCCCCCATGGCAGTGTTTCCAAGGTGGAGTATGATACGGCACAGTTCCTTGATGGCGCTCTCCAGGATGATCTCATGCTTTTTGATGGTGCGGAACATGGTGGAGTTTTCGCTGATGACCTGGGTGGCGGTGGTGATGCTTCCGCCGTCGAATCGATAGTAGGTCTCTCCGAATCCGCACTTGTTGGAAAGCAAATTGAGTTGTGTCTGAACGCCCTGGGTGTGTTCCGCCGTCCGAAGGTTCATGTCAATGGGCTGGATGATAGCCCCGCCCTCGATATCCTCCGGCAACACATAATAAGCCAGGTCATCAGGGTCAAAAACCGGCTCCCCGTCCAAATACTGTTGTGCGGAAGGCTTGACCATCACCCGCTTTTTCCCAAGCACAAACTCATTGACGTAGCTGTCAAAAGCAATATCAACGCCCTTCATGCTGTCGATGGCGTTAGCGTAGACCGAAATCCCAAGTGGAATGGAGTAATCGAAGTTGTTGGCGATATTAGGCCGGTCAATGACGAATTGCCGCCGGTCAGAACCCGTATGAACCACAGGCGGCACCCGCTCAAATCCCTGCACGGAGGTCAGCTGTACCTCAGTATCTACGTTCTGGTTCTGATATGTATAAATCCGGTTCTCAATGTTGTACAGGCCGTCGACCTTCCGGTGGATTTGCAGATAGCAGTAATCGTCCCCGTTTACGTTGACGATGCTGTCAAAGGCACATTCAGTAATAACTCCATTCTGCCATGACAGGGGCCAGATATGCTCTACCGTTACATAGTCAATGATGATATCAGTTGCACTTCCCGGGACCGGCCCAGCCTCTGTGACCCCCATGCCCACCACGCGGGGGATAAAAGCCACCGTGCCAAGAGCGAAGGCCATTTCCTGCATCTCGTTGGAGCGCACGCGAAAGTTGTTCTCCTTCAGGACCCGGTCAATAAACTCCTGCTCCTTTGTGCCATCCAGAGTGATTTCAACCCTCTCATTCATGAGAAGATTTGCCCAGTCCTCCGGGATTTTCTTTCCCATGTTGAGGGTGTACCGCTTGCAGCGCACCATCCCGGCCCCGTTTCGTACCCGGTAACGGTGGAACCCCTTCACGTCGCCCTCATACCAAGACTTCCACTCTTGCACCTTCGTGTAGAACTCCTCCGGCACGGTGGAGTAACCAAGTTCTTTCAGTTTTTCGATAATGTTCATGCTGTTACTCCCATTCTTCGGAATACTCGCTCCAAAGCGTACCGTGTGGCATCAATCAGGTGATTGTTCTCGTCAGGATACCCGCTGATGATCTCTCCATCCTTATTACGCTCATACTCATAGTTCACAAACTCCTCATAAGCATGTGGCGTTCTGCGGCGGTCAATAACGATCTTTCGGCGTTGCAGCCACTTCATACCGTACTCCACACTACCCGGCCCCTTTATTGCTTCCTTGGCGGGGAGTCCCATGGCTCTGAAATCTGCGGCGGACTTAGGCTCCGCGCTGTCGCAAGTGATATAAGCGTCTTTGTATCCGCGCTTCAAAATCACGCCCGCACTAGCCTCATTTGTCAGCTTGTTTTGGCATATCTCATCAATCATGTAAATGGTCTCATGTGCCCGGTCGTAGTGAAGGCGGATAAAAGCGAAAGGGTCAGGGAACCAGCCCCAGTCCACACCCTGGTAAATCTTATCGAAGGAAGCAATCTCTTTGTCGGTAATCTCTCGCAGTTCCAGGTTGTCAAAGACGTTTCCACCCGTTCCAACCGGAATTCCCAAATACTCATGCTGGTAAGCTCGCTCATCCGTTTCTTTCAGGTGTTCAGCCTCAAACAGAAACTGCTCTCCCAGCCACTCCGGCGGCGCTTCCAAGTATGTACTCTTGTGGCACAGCCTGTCCGCCCTCTCCTCCAGGCTGTCCTTGTTGGCCCAGTTGTCCCGGCTGATTGGCGGGTTGTAACTCTCAAAGTTCCAGAACTTGGAGCCGCCGCGCATGGTAGATTGTAAAATGGTCCGGATTTCAGCCCGTCCAGCGAATTGGTCCTTCTCCTCAAAGTGAGTAACGGCAATATACCCAAACGGCACTTTGATAGATTTGATCTTCATGGGATCATCAGCGCCCCGGAACATGATCTTTTGCCCAGTCGGCTTATATACAAGTTCCAACGGCTGCACCTTGGCTATCCAGCAATCAGCCATGCCAAGTTCACTAATCGCCCACAGGTATTGAGCATATACGCTATCTCGCAAAGTATTTCCGACCTTGCGGAGCACTAAGGCGTGGGTATTAGGGTTGGTTAGTAGAATTAACGGCACAAGCAGGGACACGCAGGAAGATTTCAGAGACCCACGCCCACCGGATAAGTCATAGTGAGTGTGTCTGTGTCGGAATACATCACGGGCCAGCAAATGAAATGCGGGGCCAAGTACAGTAGATAAGCGCACTTCAGACATCTATAATCACCTGCACCTTGTCCTCTTTCCCCTCACCCTTGATGTCCGTCCACTTGTCGATCAGCGTCCCCAGGGCCGTCGTGATCTGCGCAGGTGTGGCCTCCGCCAGCTTTTCAGGATCGTTGAGCGCGGCAAGGCCCTTTCCGATGATTTCGCACACAAGCTCCTTCTGGCTCTCCATGTAAGCGAGAATGTCAGCAGTGTTTTCTTCTTTTTTCTGTGCTACTTTTTGCTCAATATCGCTACATTCAAGAACAATTCTCTTTACCGTCCCATCTGCAATACGGTTTTTCCTTGCTGTAGCGCGATAGCTGCCGGTCTCCAGATAGTCAGCCACTATTTTCTTTTTCTGCTTATCCGTCAGCCGTGCAGCCATGTCACCACCTCAATCAAAAATTCCCCGCACCCTACCCTCCCATCTTTTCAGCGAGACGGGCACGCCCTTGTATCAAAGCTCCATATTGGGGTAAACTTTTTCCCACACTTTCATATGGTAAATATTTACCTCACCGTAGTTAGCATCGAAAATCTTTCTCACGCCGTATCCCATCCGCTCACTTTCTCTTTTGAGTTTCCTCCAATCAAAGTCCTTATGAGACCGTCCATTCATGTGGGCAACTCTTTTGATGGAGTACCATTCTTTGCTCCGGTCCAGCTCTGCCTCCAGTGCCTTTCTTCTGTCCTGTTCTCCTTTGAGCACAGTACACAGCCGGATCATAATATCCGGATTCATAATTGCCGCTTCAAGGGTTTCAGGAGTTATGTAGGCCCCATGCTTGCGGATAGACGGAAGCACCTCATCAAAAATCCATTTTTCAAATCGTTCCGCCCCCGGCAGCTCTGACTTGGCTGCCAGACGGTAAATGTCACCCTCGGGGATGAACTTCATAGCCTGTTCACCACCGTTGGTAGGGAGTCGGCGAATCACCGACCCCTTGCAATGAGTAGTGATTGCATCAGCGGGGCGTTTGTATCCCAGCGCCTTTGCCACATCACTCCCGCAGAACATCACCTTGCCATCCTCTTCTATGGTCCGGATTTCTCCAAACTCCGGGTTGTTGAAAATCATAAGCTCATTCATTTGAGGGTTCTCCTTTCGTATATGTTAGGAGAGGCGGCGGGAGATTACCCCGCCATGCGTAACCCCTCAATATTGATCTTTCCGCCCCCGTCTCCTGCAACTGCGAGGCGGCGTATGTGCGCTTCCCGCTTAATTGTCACACATCTGTCCATCGCCGTAGCCAAATCCAATATGGTCGGGAGCCGAAGCCTTTCAGCGGCAAATGCAGTTTTCAGCGGGATAGCGCTTTGCGGTAAGGCCACCTAGGATACAGCGTCGCAATGCCGCTGGGCCGAACCACTGTGGCGGATTCCGCCTCTACACGCTCCGCCGGGCGCAGCCGCTTTCTATGTGTCGGCACACAGAGGCTGTCTTTCCAGCGTCAGCCTCGTGTACTTTGAGGCAGCTTACTTTGCCGCATGGAGGGCGCGCCCCTCCTGCCCTGATTGTGGGCTGCATCGTGCTGCGGCATATATTCCCTGCTGCGTTGCAAGCCGCCATCGCCTGTTCAGGTGATATGGACCAAGACCATTGTCATGCAGGGATTGGCACGGGTGGAAGGCTCTGTTCCCCCAACCTCCGGTTTTGGAGACCGGCGCTCTCCATTGAGCTACACCCGTATATTGTTTGAGCGGGTGAGGATTTGCACCTCACATACAGGGACGCGTATAAACCTCGTTGCCCTGCCCTACGATTTATCAGTGCGTCTACTGGCATAGGCCACCCGCAGTTTCCCGCAAGTGACACACACCCACTTTCGTGTCTATTCCGCCACCGCTCAGTCGTTATCTGCTCCGCATGTCGGCTTCGATTGCGAAACTCTGGAGCAGGTTAACGTGAAGGGAGTCCCCCGGCAGGAAACGTACAAGAGAGGCACTCCTTTCCGTTTAATATCTGCTTACTAGATACCCTGCCGGGGGAGTGGGTTGTCCTTTGGGCCGTGGTTGGTCACAGCCCGAAAGGGGAGGAAAAGAAGGAGCATGGGGATGTCACTCCCTCATGCTCCATTGTCGCATAAGTTCAACTGGCAATTCCTCAAAAAGGAGGAATTTTCAAATTTTCTTATGAGACGATAAAGGTTTAACTACGCATGGATAGTCTGTTCGTCCAAGTAAGTAATCTGTTGACACTTCAAAATAATCAGCTATTGCCTCCAGAGCGTCCGTCCCTGGTTTTCTGTTCCCAAGTTCATATCTTCTGATTTGGTCAGACGATATCCCACACAGCTCAGAAAGCCTATATCTGCTCAGTCTGTTTCTCTCCCTAAGCCTTCTCAGCCTTTCTGGGAACTCACCCATCCATATCCTCCTTTTTGATCCAATAGCGTCCCGCGCAGCGGTGGGCGGTAACGCAAGCGGTAGAAATCCGGCAGGGGCGAACGCCAACATCCTCTGCGGCAGATTTGATTGACGGATACTCCTTCCGCTGGCCGTGACGATCAATGGAGATCACTTCGGTTTCAGTCATTGTCTACCTCCCTCATGCCGTCCTCCCTCCCCGTCGTGGATGTTGCCGATGATCTCTTCCGCACCCGTCCATGCGTATCCCGGGTTCAAACCAGATAGATATACCGCTGGCATTCCTCCGATAAAAGTTCCGCCGTGTTCCTGAACCCATACCACCTCATGGGTGCAACCACGGCTGCATTTTACAATATCCCCTACAAACACTTTCTTCCCGTTCTTGTCGGTCAGGCTGGTGTACTCGCAGACCGTGGAGGGGTCAACCTCAATCCCATAAAAAGCAGAGGCATACATCGGAATGATATAGTGCTTTTCTTGCCCAACTGGCCCAATACAGCAGGAGAATCCATCTACCCACTCTCCATTATCCAGCCTCTTGGCTTTGAAAAGGATTTCTCTCATTGGACACCTCCGATGATCTCGTCAAGGGTGACGGTTTCGTCGGGACGGATGGAGTGGAAACGTTCAGCTTGAATGGTAGCAAGGTAAAATGGGATGTCATCTTCTACACGATAAATCGTAATGGCTGAGAGGTTCCTTGCGAGTTTATAAGCATCCGGGAAAATCTCCTTGATCGCCTTCGCCCTCTCCACCTCCTGCTCCGTCCAGCGGGGCTTTCCTTCCAAGTCCCACTCATGTACCCATTCACGACAGCAAATTCCTCTCTGATAGATAGGGCATTTCTGTTCGCACGGATTATTTGTGTGGGCCTTTCCGTATTGATAACACCACTCTTTCAGTTCCCCCAGTGTCCAGTCCTTCAACGGCTTGTCCATGTTGGCCTCCTTCTCTTTCGCCTCTTTGATCGCTTTGGCCGGGTTTAATACCTCTAGTGATTGCGAGTAAAACATACTGTCCTCCGTTTCATCCTCCACCACCTCATAGCCCATCAGGCGGGCGGCTTCGTAAGGGTTGGCTCTTACGTATTCATGACACGGCTTCTTTGTCCCTGCGTATTGCTGCACGGGTTCCCGAAGCTCGCAATAGTCGCAATCTTTTTTGCTATCGCAAAACTGCTCTAATGCCTGTTCAATGGTAAGTGCGACTTCGCCCGTCTTACTCCGAAACTTCATGGTCGGCCTCCTTTCGCTGTCCGTAGGAGCAGAAATCATTTTCGTAAGTTCCGCCTTCCATTCTGTGTCGCTCACATTCACCAGCACAGTGATTTTCCCACTGCCTAGTGTATCTTCTCCAATATTTACACTCCCGGCACCTGACCACAGGCACGGCGTCGATGGTGGGGGCATGACAAATCAAATTAAGAAAATTACGGTTACAGTTACGTTCAATGCCAGTTGCCCCTTTATATTGTTTCTCAACTTCGTCATAAATCATGTCAACATCAGCTAATCTCATGCCCGTCCTCCTCGTCCATGCGAGCGCCGCACGTTGGACAGTATGGCATATTCTCAAATGTTAGCGGCTGTGTTCCAGCACAAACAGAGCACCTAACTCTTGAAATGATTCCGCTTGCGGTTGAAACCCTTTCCCATCTTCCGTGCCTCACCTCCGCAACGTCGGCGGCGGGGATACGAGTTATCACATCATTGGCACACTGGCAATACCCCAATGCCCTTATCAGCGCGTTCAGCGCAGTTACCCTCTCGATGTACTCCTTCATTCGCTCCACCTCCGTTCGTGATCGTCCACAATCCGTTGAATGATTTCCAACTCTTCATCTGTCAGCGTCCGGTTCCACGCAATGGAGAAATCGCCCGTACACCGATTCGGGCAGGCCGTACACTCGCAACGGTTGGCGTTGCTGGTATCATTCACCCTGAATGGGCAGCTGTGGTTATAGCAGTCAGTTCTAATCCCTAATTCCCGTTCGACAAATTCAGTGGGATACATCGGCGGTATAGTTTTATTCTCCATCCTGCTCCCTCCGTAGTGCGGCTTCCTCGCGGGTGAGGAAAACGGTCTCGCCAAAATCTCCAGGTGTCAAATAACCGTTCCAAATCGGATATGTAATCTCTCCATCTGCGTTAATTTGTACGCCATCAAGACGGCTCACGCTCGGGCAGTCATCACCTATGCGCCACTGATAGATAGTTTGATCTGGCTTTGCAGGCAGCACCACGCACCGCCCCTCCCTGTCCGCCTGGGCCAGTTCGCGGAGGCGTTCTTTAGGAGCCATCGCATCGTATTCTGCAAACTCTCTCGCCGCATCATCCAAAACAGTCCGAATTTGTTCCGGCTCCAGGCCAGTTTCCTCGTAGGCCGCTAGGCGGTCAACGGCTTCTCCGCTGTATTCGGTGTCGCCAATTTTGAGCCGCCATTTCCCACCGTCAAAGTATGTCAGCCGTTCCATGTCAGTCTTCCCCCCATGCTCTGCCAATCATTTTATCCAGACCATTTGCAGCCTCAATCGCCGCACCCCGTTCCCGCTTCACCTGCTCCAGCTCGGCCTGCACAGCATGGCAAACCGCCTTTTCTTTCTGATACATTTCCCGCAGCTTCTCGTTTTCGGCCTGGAGTGCGGAGAGAGCAGTGGCGGCGTCAAGCGCAACACCTCTTTTCAGGTCCTTCCCTTCAAAATATCTGTTCAGCCGCTCAATCAGCTTCTCAATGTCCATCAGGTGTCCTCCTCTCCCTCCGGCTCATCCAGCGGCTCATAAAACGCGCAATGAGCCATGTTCCCCTCTCCGGCAACGGCACAAATATCTCCATCCAGGTCAAACACCCGGGAGATATTCACATATTTCAGACTGCACCCAAAGCACGGGCTTCCATTCTTTTTCCGCCACTTCCGCAGAGGGCGCTTAGAGCGGTGTTTGCAGATCATAGAGCATATCAGGTCAGCCATAGCAATGCTCCTCTCCCTCCGGCGGGCGGCGGTAGGCGAGCCACCCCAGCACATGCAGCCCGTAGCGTCCCGCAGGGTCATCGTGTTTCAACCCGTAAAAATCTTGGTCACGGTTTGCCAGATAATCCTCCGCATCTGCTGATAGCTCCCAGTGCCCCCAGTCAGGTTGCTCCACAATCCACACCGGCTCCCCATCCATCTCCCGCAACTGCTCAATGGTCAGCGGCTCGTTCGGCTGGGTGAGGGTGGGTATAGAGCGCACCTTGTCCAGAAATACCTCCCCGATCTGCACGGTTGCTGGATGGCACGCTTGGTCAATTATCTTTTCGCACCATCTTTTAAGTGCGTCTCCGTCAATCGCCCTTGCCATTTTTCAGCGCCTCCTCAGTCGCAATCATCTCGATTACCGGAACAACTTCAAAGTCTTTGTCCCACGAAGAACATCCGCTTCTAGCCTGCGCCTCAGAACGATAGGTCTTGACGGAAACGTCTTTTATTTCCGATATGGGGCGAAAACTAAAATTCTTTGCTAGACCGCACCAAACCTCTGTTCTGTTTTTCCGCATGACCACATAGCGCTTGCGCTCAATCCGCATCGTTCAGCGCCTCCCTTTCGACTTATGAAAAACCAATTTCAGCAGCCACAGGACCAACCATATCCCAGTGGCAACGGACAAAGAAAACTCGATGGAAAAGCACATTGTGATGAGCTTGATAATTCCGACTGTAAATGCCCAACTTATTGCGTAGCCAACAATCAAGCCAATGATAAGAATTAACCCTTTACGCATCGTTCACCGCCTCCAGTTATAATCTCTCCATTACCATCTGCACAGCCTCGTCCGTCATGGGAGCGCCGCAGTGGGGACAGAAATTTTCATCTTTCACATAAAGGGCTATCGCAAACGCTTCGTGCCCACACTTTGAGCATTTAACAACAGCAAAGTGGTCTGTTTCGGTTGTATGGCTATAATTCCACTCACCCCTCCACACCTTCTCCACCTGCTCCCGGCTGACGGGGCGGAGGGCTTTTTTCACCGCATAAAGCGCCAAGTGTTTTTGGCTTTCATCCTCGGTGAATTTTTCATGATAAACACCATTTGGATACTCCATATCAAGTATCATGTCACTAATTGCTTTGATCGCTTCTTCCCGTGTCATGACTGGGCCTCCCTTTCCATCTTCTCTTTGACGGCTGACAGGATGAAATCCCGGTTCAGCACATACAGGTCCGTAATTCCGTGCTCCTTGCACATCTTGATGATCTCGTCCATGATGTAGTTTTCGATATCTTCTTTCCAGAGGACAACCGCCTGTATCGTTGCAGAGGCCACGGTGTTTCCATCCTCGTCTGTTCTGACTTGCAAGGCTGGGCCCCCAATGTCAACATATTCTCCCGGGTTCTTCATTCCAGATCCTCCAGCATCTCCATCTTAGGCTGAAACACAACCACCATTGACGGGAACGGAGCACTGTTTTTCGTTCCTCCAAATTTCAGCCTCCCACGCACAAAACGGATCTCCGCCCGCCCAAGTATGTAGTCGTGAAACCACCTCGTATCTGTTCTCGCTGGGAGAAGCATTACAACGGTATTCCCAGCAGCGCAAGCAAATAGCCCACGCCTTACCCATTGTCCAATATTACGGCCATAGGGAGGATTACACCACACAACGCCCGTCCAGGGCTGGGAGAGTCCGTCCTGCTCCGGGGTGTAGTACCGGGCGCACTTCGCGTTTTCCGACAGGGCGCAGGCGTCCAACGTAAAATGAAACTCGGCGTCCAGTGCGTCAAAAAACTCCTGCGGTGTCTCCCATAAATCCGTTTTGCTCGAAAACATTACATCAGTGTTCATCCAGCATCTCCATTTCCTCCGCGCTCAGAATCGGCGCGCGGGTGTTCCAGGCGAGGCGGGCTTCGTGTTCCGTCTTATACCATCCGCTGTTCGTAAAACATTTCATGCAGATCACATTTCTGCGGACATTTGGCTGATAGTAACGTTCGTTCCGCACCCTTGCCTGTCCTCTGCACATAGGGCACGGCAGCAGCACCCCCGCATCCGTCAGCCGCTTGGCCGCCTCTTGATCGCCCAGCAGGGCGCGTTTTTCGTCGCTCAAAACCATCTATAGTTCAGCTCCTCATTTAGCATTGACCATCGGAAAATTTTATCGTCTTGGTAGATCAGCCCATCGTCCTCCATCTGGAAGCGCCGGTCAAAGTCGTGTACGGTATGGCCGTCCGCCTTGAACGTCACCGGGCTGTCACTGTCCCATTTCAGCATGAGCGCCCACAGCTCCGGGTAGTTCCTGCGGAGTAGCCGAAGCTGCCCCACGCTCTGATTATGGCAGAACCAGCAGCCTCCCCTCGTGGCTGTTGTGTAGATTGGAGACAGTAGGTCTTGGCCCTCGCACCAGCAGCGGCAATCAGCTTCCGTCCAGCCCGCCTCTACAAGAGGACTTCTCTTTTTGTCAGATAGGCTGTGAAAGCGGTTCGGCTCGTCGACGGCGATGCCCAAGTATATGATATTGCCCTTTGTCTCGACCTTATCTAGCCCCGGCATTTTCACGTCGCTGTTACAGTAAGGCCCACTAGGGAACGGCCATCCGTAGATTTCTCCCGGCCGCTTGTTCCCTCCCAATACCCGGTAAAATGCTTGCTCGTATGTAAGCCGCCCTCGGACATGCTCCACCTCAATCCCCCACCGCTCCCGGATAATCTTGTCCGCCTTTTCCTTAAATTCCACCATCGGCGGAAGATCGGCTGGGATGGTGTCGGTGGCCCATACTTCTGCGTGGACGATGCGGTCAAGGGGCCAGCTCAGCTGTTCGATGGCCCCTAAACATGCGAGACTATCTTTTCCGTAAGATAGGGATAAAATATATTCCATAGGCGTTCCTCCACGTCTGGAGGTGGCCGGCCTTTAAAACGTTGCCTCCTATGGTTTTATTTAAAATTTGGGCAGCTCTCGATGGCGTATGTAGTCACCCAATGCTTTACACCGCCCTGGCATCTGCCGACAACAAACGTCCGTTTCTTGGCCGTCCAGCCCGGTACTGGCTTTTCCTCACGCAGCCAGGGACACTGGCTGATCGGACAGCAGCAATCCATGCAGGGGTTGGCTGAATACCGCCGGATGGGGACCAGATATTGTTCAAGTTCGCCCATAGGGCCTTACCTCCACCTGTATGCTATCGTTTTCCCAAAATTCGTGAGAAACTTTCCGCACCCATTCCCGGTTGTCGTCCGGCAGTATGTAGCCTTTCATGGCGTCTAAAAATGCCTTGCCCATGGCGGCGTGATTGTCCACGTCCAGGCCATCGTTCCAGCGAAAAATGACTTCGACAGGGCCTTTGACGAACTGTTTTCGGATATGTGCCTTTTTCATGGACCACAGCGCCAGAGAGTGGAGTTCTTCTGCGTCCCGCTTCCGCTGCGACCAATGTTTCCCGGCATAATACGCATTCAGGCCAAACCGCTTGTTCCAGGCCGCTTTTCCCCTTTTGGTGGGCGGATACGGAATTTCAAAAATCAAATCCCCATCCTCCTTGCCAGCTCTTTCAGGGCTGCCTCGTATTCGTCCGGCGGCAATCCCTGGAGCTTTTTCTTCTCCCGCTCATAGGCGGTCCAGTCAGCGTTCCCAGCCGTAGACTCCATCGCTTTCTCCCTTCTTTGTGTACCGGCGGCACCGGGCGTCATAGACCAGCTGTATGTTGGCTGTGGAGCCGTAGGACCGGTTCTTTAGGATGCTCAGCCCGGCGTCATACCCATAGGCCGCGATATCCTTTTCTTCCATCCGTTCCAGCGAAAAGGCGTTGTCCGCCCGGTTTGTGATGTCCGCCGACCCGCCGATGTCGTCCGCGGTCAGCAGCTTCTTTTTGTCGTTGTCGCCCTTCCGGGGGTGTGCTACCAGATGCACGTGCACCTCGTTTTTCTTGGCGAACTCCACCAGCCGCCCCGTGAACCGGCTCTGCGCCCGATAGAAGTCCTTGTCGCTCTGGTCGCTGAATCGGGCGGTCATCAGATTGTCCACAAGGAATACACAGCAGCCGAACCGGCGAACAGCATACTCGAACACGGAAATGATACTGTCCTCGTCCCCAGCACCAGCCACCCGGTTGTCGTACAGGAAAAACTTTCCCTTCCACCAACCGTCGATCCGGTCCGCGATCTCCTTCGGCGTGTAGTAATACAGCTTCCCGGACACCGGGTCCCGCTTCGGCTCGATATGCCCGGCCCCGGCGGCCTGCAGCATAGCCCACTGCTTGAAGCGCCAGGCCGACAGCTCCCCGGAGTAGGCGCAGACCGGGAAGCCCTGGTCGATGGCGTTTAGAAGCAGCTGGGACAGCAGCGTGGACTTGCCGCTGCCGCGCTTTCCAGTCCACACGGACAGCTCCGATGGGGCAAAGCCTCCGATGGACTGGTCCAGTGCTTTTAGACCGGACATGACGGCGACGGATGCGCCGGGGTCCCTCCGCTCCACGTCCGCCAGGTCCAGCAGGCCGTCCATGGGCTGTTCCACGGCGCCCAGCAACAGATGATCCACGGCCTTTCTCCCGCCGGAAGCCAGCACGTCCCGGATACGGGAACATTTCCCGAAGGCCCCTTCCTTCGGCAGCAGCACGGCCACAGATGGCGTGTATTCTTTGAGGGCGTCCGCCACGGCTTCCGCCGTATCACGGTCGGACAGAGCCAGAAACACAGATGGGAAGGCACTCAGAAACGGCTCCGCATCCCGGAAGTTCTCAAAGCCCGCTCCGTAGGCAAGGCAAACGGCGTTCTGGTTGTCCAGGGCTGTCACATCCTGGGCGTCCGCCACAAACCACAACGCTTTCCGCGTGTCCATGGCGGTCTCATCGTAGAGCAGCCAGGCGGAGACATCAGGTAAACTTGGCATACGGGTCCTCCTCCCCGGCCAATGGTTCGTCATCCCAGCAACCGCCATCCAGCCACTTTGACGGGCTTGGAAAATACCTTGCGTTCTCCCCGGAATACTGCGGCCACAGCTTTTGCTGTTTCACAGCCTCCAGAATCCGCTTTACCTTCCCTTCATCCGGGTCTACCCGCTTCCAAGCGTCAAAAGCGTCTTTCTTGGCTGACTTTTTGGGATAAACATCCCAAAACTGGTCAAACCCCCAATAGTTTTTGGCAGCCCCTTCCGTTGCAGAGGGGGTAGGGGGTATATAACTATCGTTCTGATTCTCTTCCTCTCTCTCTACCTCACCCTCTACCTCTATCTCTCCCTCTATATTGCTTTCCGTTTGCTTCCGGTTTGCTTTCGGTTTGCTTCCGCCTCGCTTCCCGTTTGCTGCCTTTTTGCTTGCTTTGTCAAGTATCGGTTTTACAAGCAAAAAGGAAGCGGATGCCTGTCCTGTTAATGGCTTGCTTTCTCCCTCGAACACATAAGTACAAATCGCCGTCACAAAGGGAAGCTGGTCCTTCTTCGGAAGCACTTTTAACGCCTCCCAGAAGCTGCGGTAAAAGGTAAATTGGTCACGTTCCAAGCAGTTCACCCGCCTTTTCCCTGGTGCTGATGCAGGAAAATATATTGACTATTCGGCCCCATCTGCTGGTATAGCCATTCCTCAGCTTGCTCCTTGCTCAAATGGTTCTGTGCGGCGGCCCACTCATAGGAGAACTCTCCGGCGGCTCGCTTGGCCTCCATACGGGCCTCCAGATCGGCTCTTGTGTGGTTCGCCTCTATCATGTAGAGGTCGTAACTCTTGGCCTCAATGCCCTCCAGCGTGCCGGTGTCCGTGGCGTAGAAAAGGTGTTCTTTCCCATCGAAGATGTGCCATGCGCAGTTCGGAACGTTGTGAGGAATGAACTCCGGCCGTACAACAGCCAAACCTTTGTATAAAGCTGCATCATCTGAGTTGTATGGGGATATCACATCAACTCGGCGCTTGTCCACCCCGGCCTCCAGCAGCGGCCCGACCATCCACTCGCAGCACCCCCATCGGAGGGCGGGGCGCTCTTTTGAAAGTGCCCGCGCCGTCCGGGGGTTAAAATGGTCGCTGTGGATGTGGGTCAGTAAAACCAGCCGCAGGTCTTTCTTGACCGGTTCCAGGGCCTTGAAGGGTACGCCGCAGTCAATCAGAATTCGGCCGTTAATCACCACGGCGTTCCCCTTAGAGCCGGTGGAGATGATGTTATAGGTCATCGAGGTTTACCTGTTCATTGCCGCCGTCTCCAGTCGCGCTATCAGCATTGCTCTCGGAACCTGATTTCTCCGGCTTAACAGAGGAGGCAATGGACATATCGAAATACTGTTCGACACTGGCCGAACCATCCCGGATAGCGTTGTAGACATTCTTGAGGCGAATAACACTTTGCTGCGAGAACGCTTCTTTCTTGCAGCCGATGTAAGCTTCCAGCATCTCCGCTGTCACGCCGTACTGCTCCTGAAAGTTCTTCACAAGCGCTCTCACCATGTCCACCAGCGGCATCTTCGCATTTCCAGTGAGAGTCACATTGCACTGGCCGACTGCTGCATCAACCACATCGCCGGGAATGACCGAGAGGATGCAGGCGCGTTCGCGGCGGGCAGCTTGATTGGCTACCATCTCATAGATATCTCGGGGGTCCGTGAGGGGATAGGCCCCCCTCTTTGTCTCTCGAATATGCGGAACGTCGAATACCTTTGTTTCCCGGTAGTTGGTCTCCAAATCCCAGCAGTATGCCATAACGGTGGATTTCTTTGCTGTCTGCTCCAGTACCTTGAAACCGGCATCTACATTTCCCCAGCCTCTTGCCAGGGTACGGGCCAGATGGATAGATGGTCCGGTGATGACCTGTCCTCCGCGCGGATATTCGTACATGGCCTTCTCCGCAAGACTGGTGCGCTGGCAATCTTGCAGGATTCGGTTGTAGGCGGCGACTTCGTCACGGGGGAACTTCTTGGCGGCAATCATAGCCACTTGGACCTCCTGCGCCTCCCGACTGGCCGCCATTTCCGCCCCAACAGGGCGGGCCACGTTGTTCTTCCCCTCAAACTCTGCGATAGCTGCAGTATTCTTGGTCTCGTTACTCATAGCGGATGCCCTCCTGAATCATAAAATCTTTCAGCTTTTTCAGCTGCGTTTTGGTGGCAACGACGGAGAAGGAACAACGGTAGACCTTCTCAGACTCCACAGGAGGCTCTGTGACCGGAGGCGCAGCGGCCTCCACTTTCGCCACTGCCTCAGCCTCCCGCGCTCTCTGCTCCTCTCGGAGCGCCTGGGCCTCCTTCTCCGCCTCAATGCGCCGGTGCCGCTCCTGCACAGTGGAGATGGCTGCCGGAGCATCCAGCGACCGCTTGAACTCCACCATGATCTCCTCAGCATCGTCCATACCGGAAATCAGTTCCATGTTTCGTGCGATTCCGGCCACGAAATCCGCTAACTTTTCCCGCAGCTTTTTGGGCGTTTTCTGCTTGGCGGACGCCATATCCACAACAATACCAGCCTGCTCATACCGGGCAAAATCCACTCTTTCGGCGGCGCACAGCTCTGCGAAATACTCCCGCAGGCCGTCCTCGCAGCGCTGCTTGATTTCGCGCTCGGTGGCCTCCACCTTGCCTTTTAATGCCGCGTCCGCTGTCTTAAAGGCGTCGCTGACGCACTCTTTGTAGACAGCCTCAAACCGTTCATAGGGGCCAAGCACGGCCTTTTTGACTTCTTTGCGCTGTTCCTCCAACGCCTGAAACTCCTTATTCAGTTCCGCCCGGGCGCTTTTTACAGTTTGGATAGTTTCTTCTGTGCATACCAGGGACAGCGCCTCCTCTACGCGCTTGTCCACGGCCTCTTTCATAGATCGCAGCTGCTCCTCTATAACTGGGAGCTGCACGACCTTAATCAGTTCGTTCATCGGTTTCCTCCTTGAAATACGGCAGAAAACAGATTGGGCAAACAACTTTCTTGTGCTTTTCCCGGTTTCCATCCCAATCAATAATTTCTGCGCTGATTTTTATAAACGGTTGGTCAAAAGATGCTCCGCAGGTTTCACAGCGGTACATATCGATCTCCCCTCATTCTTCGCACCACCAAATGTCCGCCGTCTGGACGCCCAAGGATAAAGCTTCTGAGTGTCCCTTGACGGCAATGTCAATATGGTCCCCCTTGACTGCCGGACCGGTATCATCGGCTCTCAGATACACCATCCCGCCGTTGTGCTCGATCATGATGGTACTGCCCAGCGGTATAATGTCCGTATCCACGGCGCAGCTCACATACGGAGTCACGCGCCGTCCGCTGGCGGTGATGCCTGTCCCAGTCCCGCAGATGTGAGGCCGTTCCTCGCAACAATAAAAGGTGATGGTGGCACCTTCCAGCTTGTGAGACCGGGCCAACAAAGCGGCTTCGATCAGCTCATTTTCGGCGGCCTCCATCTCTTCCCCTGTCAGATAACAGCGAGTGGTGGCCGGGGTATCGTCGCCGGGGAGACTGCCGTCCTCTGCGGCGGGCGCCATCTTGTGCAGGGTGGGCGGCTCTGCCTCCACTGTCATAATCAGGTAGCTTCCCAGCCACGCCAGCAGCAAGATCAGAAACAGGAGATATGTAATCAGCTGCAACCGCCTCTGGCTCCGGCGCCGCCGCTCTTCGCGGGTCAGCTTTTTCATAAGATATGCCTCACCGCTTCCTCACGGGTGATATAGAAATGGATGCCCGTGCTACACTCGTTCCAGCGGTTTTCGTCAAAATCCAGCACAGAAACTACCGTTCCGGGGATATAGGAAAAATTGCAGTCTCTATCACTGACAGCGGCCTGCTCCAATACATTCCCCTCTAAATCCTGAATCTCCAAAACGGTTGCCTTTGAGCAGCGGCACTTCCGGCCTGCTGCGGAACTGCGCACGGCATCTTCGGTAATTTCCAGCTTTACAATGCACTCATGACCGCTGGTTTTGACCCTTGCCTTTTTCCAGCCGACAAAAGCGCCGATTTCCGGGCAGGCAATGGGATAAAATAAATTTTTTGCCTTTTCAATGTAGTTGGCCCCGGACAGGTTGGCCCCGGACAGGTTGGCCCTGGACAGGTTGGCCTCGAACAGGTTGGCCCCGGACAGGTCGGCCCTGGACAGGTTGGCCCCGAACAGGTTGGCCCGTTCTCCGCCATCTTCGCCTCGTAGCCATTTCAAGTGCTTGCCCAAAATGGCCTTCAATTCTTGTTTATCCATGCGTTATTCCTCCTTGTAGGTCTCCGACTTTCACCGCTCTCCCTCCATCCAGGAAAGGAAGCGCATGAACCATGACGTAGCCGTAAAAATGCCGATTAGAGCAAAAATGTATGTACTCATTTTTACCTCCCTGCGCGCACAAATCGGATTATTTCGTCATCAGTCAGTGACAAAACCTTATCTAAGGCGCTAATATCATCCAGCCACCATTTGCGCTTTCCGCTTAGTTTCATGGAGATATTAGATTGGGTCATTCCAGCCAATTCTCCCAGGTCCCGATCGGTATACCCCATACGTCCTCCAGCAGAGCGAAGAATCCTCGCCCTCTGTTCACATGGGGAAACAGAAAACCTGCTTAGTTTTGTTCGCGCCATGATTTCCTCCTTGATTTCTCCCTCTGGAGGCGATATACTGTATCCAAAGGGATTGTTCGTGGTTGCTCAATCCTTGCCCGTCTGACTGCTGGTAACGGTCAGGCGGGATTTTTTACACATCTTCCGGGTACGCACTGGATACCAGTTCTTTCAGTTCCATCAAGTCGATGCCGGGATCATGTGCCGCCCGGTCCAGAATCAGCTCCTTCAACTTGGGGCCAGCGCCCTCTAATGCCTTGCGATAATCTTCGAATGTGTAATCCATGTGGGCCTCCTCCCATCTGTGGCCCTTCCAAGCGAGACAGAGATTGTCCATAAGACGATTGGTGTTCCTTGCCTGCCTTTCAAGGGCTTGAATGCTGTCTTTTTCGTTCATAAAAACCTCCTTGTCATTTGACCCGGAGGCGTGTATAATAACCTCGCGGGCCTGTTGGCACTATCAATAGGTCTCCGCAGCCCTCGTCGGTGTGTCCGCACTGGCGGGGGCGTTTTTATTCTGTATAGAGGCCGGTTG